ATCTTTAACTATTTTAACTATTCTAATTCTTGGTGGATCACTTGTTTCGTCCCGCTCGATAATAGCATCTACCTCACCGCACTGCATGCGAATATTTTCAGGATTTACCGATCTCTCGACCTGCCTCTTCGCTTTTAGACATGAGCTCATTTTCTGATCTTGAATATAAGTGTGCTCGATCAATCCTTGTTGGTAAAACATGCAAAGTACGATCACGCCTGAGACAACAGTTTCCATTAGCAATTCCACGCTCTTAGAGATTTATTGATTCTACTATTAGGATCTCTGGCCGTTTTAGCAGATGTTAATTTTTTTTTCATACCACCCATTCTAGCACAAAAAGAAGATCTACGTTTATTACCTACTTTTTTACTTGGTGCTTTTAAAGTTCCTTTAGTATAACTAGCTCTACCTTTAGCATTTAATCCACCTTTAGGATTCTTTCCTTCTTTTCTTGTCCACGCTGGTGATTTAGCCATTAGTGTGTACTCCCATTACTAAATTCCCTTTGTTTATCTTTTAATTTTTCAACATCTGATTGTAGCTTTTCTACTGTTTTAGTCAATGCATCAATATTAACTGCGTTGTGCAACATACCATCAATTCTTTCCTGTTGCTTGTCAGTTTGTTTATATAATTCCTCGATCAACATAAATTGTTCTGAATCAGCGGGGTAAGGATCCGAGTAATCCACGAGGCCATTTTATTCTGAACTCTGTGTTTTCTACGAGATCCTTCTCCATAATTTTAAGTTGGGTTGCTTGTTGATTTAATTTTTCTTGTATGCCGAAGAACGCCCACGTCCCGATCGCAACCATCGCGATGAGGCTGGCAACCGTCTTCATAGGCATTTGAACTTTTGCTTCTTCTGATATTGATAGTGGTTGTTTAGACATTTACTTCCTTTGGAAAATAAGGTGTATAACCTTTATGTTTTGCTTCTTCATCATCTTCACTTAGTAAACCTCTTACTTCAGGAACATAATGCGTAAGTAATCTTTCCACACCTTCTTGGAGTGTCTTCTTACTCATGGCGCAGCCTGAACAGGCCCCAGCCATTTGAAGTCTAACAATGCCTTGATCATAGGAAAGAAAATTAATTTCTCCTCCATGTACAGCTACATTATCTTTTACTTTAGTTTCTAAAGTAGCTTTAATATCTTTGATAATCTCTTCAGTGCTTCTCGCTTTACCTAATTCCATTATTGTTTCCATTTCCAAGTTTGAGTGATGAATTTTTTCTCTTGTAGTTTACTATTTTTAGCATCCGTTTCGGTTGTACCATACTCTATTTTAGTCTCGTTTGGAACCATTCTATAGCTACAACCAACTAAAAGTAACAGAACCAACGCTAGGCCAATTATCAAAGCCTGTACGCCCTTCTCAGTCGTTTGTTTTCTTCTTCTTGCGTTTCTTCTTGCCCTTAAAAGCTTTGCTGTTCTGAATTTCATGTTCAACCCCCGATACTTTTTCTTTAAGGACTGCAACATCTGACTTAAGCCCGACCGTTGTTGTGAGACTCCAACCGGAGAGGGCGATGAGAATAGCCAAGAGTGCAGCAATAATTTTATCATTCATACTAATTACAATTATCTTTACTCAAATCTATTGGTATTTCTTTTGTAAACCAGATCCAAGATGAGATCTTAGTTCCGTCCTGTGTATAAGTACATCTAGGTCCTACTGCAACGCAAGAAGTAAATGCAAGTAGGGATAGTATTAAAAATATTTTTTTCATTATTGACAACTTTCACATTCTCCAGTCTCATCTACTACAAGACCTTCAGTTTTTATTTCACGACACTTACAGTTTTGACACGTGCATGCTCCGTACACATCTCCGTGTTTTTCTGTAGCGCAGTGACAATTACAATTACAATTTTCACACTTCTTCATTTTTTTTCTCAATGTTGTAGAAGTACCTATCGGTATCTTCTGTTTTCCATTTTCCCGTGTCTTCTACATTCCACTCCGAAGTTTGTACCTTCCAATCTGGAACTTCGTCCCTTACTGTAAACGAAGGTATATCCCAAAGGATACGATTGTTAGGTTGTGCTGCATAATTTCCATCCTCTAGGGCGAGAATGTGAGCGCACTTATGTTCATGCGGTATTTCAGAATGATCTGTATCTACTATATTACTCTCTGGATGTGCCCAGTCAACTGTAAAAAGATATTTCCCTGGGTGAGTTTGCTTATCTTTTCCAAAAAACTTTCCAGATTGCCCATCTAAGATATCAAAAGAAGTAATAGCAGGATAGTAACTAAAACAATTCCAAAGCTCCAGCTCGTCAAGTCGCATCCTAGGTACTTCTTTGACATCAAATCCTCTTTGAATGAAGGCTGAAATAGGGAGACGATAGAACACAGCACCGTTCTCCATAATAGCATGAAAGAGGATAGGACGTCCTGTAATAGACGCCAGGCCGAATATAATGCAGTCTTCAACTTCTCCATGATGTTCTTTAAGATCGTAGAGATATTCTCTCTTGATCTGTGAATAGAGCACAGGAATGTTTGCATTTAAATAGGCCATGCATAAATTAATTCACTAAAAAATATATAGCAACAATTACTACCACAACAGCGGCAGCGATCTTTGGATTAGCTTTTGCTAATGTCCATACTTGTTTCACTTTTTCCATAGTTTTCTCCTATTTTTCTTTTATTGTACCCCAATTGGGCCCAGATTCATAGTCTACTTTATTAGGAACTTCAAGAGAAACAGCGTCTTCCATAACACTTTTTATTAGTTCCGCGTGCTGTTTATCCTTGACAGATATATCTAATTCATCATGTACTTGTATATGAGGAATAATTCCTTCTTTATGTAAATCTAGCATTGCTTTCTTTGTCATGTCAGCTGCGCTTCCTTGAATTAATTTATTTAATGCCTTGTAAGTATAAGCACGTTTGATCCCTGGGCCATGTTCCCTGAGTGCTGCTTCATGAGACAATGCTTTATGAATCCCGAATTGATTTGGTTCCCATAAATGAAAACGACACAGACGTCCCAAGAGTGTACGAATTTTTCCAGAGTCTTGTGCTCGTTGCATTACATTGTCCATCAATTGTTTTACAAATGGAACTTTGTTGTGATACTGTCTAAATAGTTCTTGAGCCTTTTCTTTAGACACACCTAACTCTGCTTGTAGTTTATTTTTTCCCATACCATAAAACAAACCAAGGTTTATAGTCTTGGCTTGGTATCTAGGTATCTCTGCCATGTCTGCTACGATGTCGTGAAAGTCGGCATTTCCTTCACGGTACGCTTCCAATACATCGTCCACTCCATAGAGATTCTGTAAAACTGCATAATGTACTACCAACCTAGGCTCTTGTTGAGAATAGTCAAAACAACCCCATGTATGGCCTTCCTCGGGTATAAATAATGACCTGATCCGTGGGCCGAGGTCTTTGTTTCGTGCGGGTATTTGTTGTAAATTTGGATTTGAATAACTGAATCTTCCAGTTACGGTGCCTCCATTATCTCCTCTGAGTTGGTTAATTTCTGCGTGGATTCTTCCCTTGTGGGAATGTTTTATTATGGTATCAATGAAAGTGGTATGGGCTTTATTTATTTCACGAGCCCGGGCTATATGTTTCACTAGTGGGTGGGGGTGATTCTGTAAAAAGTTTTTAGTAAAGGAAGGAGCAGATGTTTTCTCAGTTCGGTCATAGTCTAAGTTTAGCTTATCAAAAACTTGTGCAATCGATCTTGCTGCCCATATTTGAACATCTACTTGTGTTTCTTTTTTTATTTCTTGTAATGATTGTTTTTCTTGTGCAACTAATGTGGTTTTCAATTTATGCGCTGCTTCCACATCGACGCGAACGCCTTTAAACTTCATATCTACTAGACACGGAAACAATTCTGTTTCCATATCCATGATTGAATTTATATCTTGAAGATTAATTTCTTTTTTTAATTCTTGCCATAATGCTAAAGTTATCTCAGCATCTTTTTCTGCGTATGCGCCAACATAAATGGCAGGTAATTTATACATTTCTGCCTTGGCGTCAACTCCCCAATCTTTTGCAGCTGCATATAAATCTGTTTCATTCTTTCCTTTTCCAGTGTATCTTTTAGAACAGTTGTTTAAGTCATAGCGCATTTGATTCTCATCAACTAAGGCCGATGCAATCATCGTGTCCACTATTTTACCGCTGATACTTAAACCTAACGCGCGTATCCAACAAACGTCATACATGGCGTTGTGAAAGATTTTTGTAGCTGGTGTAGATAATACGCCTTGAAACCATTTTAAAACTTTTTTACGATCCATGTTGCCACCACCTTCGTGGGCAATTGGATAATAACCACACCAGTTTCTAACAGCTACAGCTATTCCTACAATTTCTCCTACTCCTACAACAGAACCAGAGCCGCTGCTTATATTTAAATTAGGATCTTTAGTTTCTAGGTCTATTGAAATTTCATCATGTTTAGAGAGATCTGGAAAGTTTTCTGGAGGCAGCCATTCTGTTTGTGGGGCGAATAATGGTTTTTGTATCATGAGTAATCTCTATCAATTGCCATCTGACAGTAATGAATTGCTTTTTCCAAATCTTTTTTCTGTCCTTTCTGCTTGTGTCTGCACAAATATTTTATAGCATTCCCTTCTGCAAAGGGCAAATTATTTTTGTTTATAAATTCTGAAGGTTGAATCTTCATCGATTGATAATGATTGCCACCTATTTGTTTTTTATAAACATTACTCATATAATAAATCCTTTATTATATTGTTTAGGTTCTATGATGTGTAAATTTTCTTTTGTACGTGTTGCACCTACATAAAATAATCGATTCTCATCGTCTGGATTTTTTTCATAAGTATCCAATGTTGTTTTAGTAAGATCAGTAAGAAGAACTACGTTTTGTGATTCACCACCTTTAGCTGCATGTATTGTGGATAGTTCTATTCTTGGTTTTTTATTTAACTGTTCCCCATTAGCTCGCATCTTTCTTAAATATTCTATTCGTCGAGAACCAGCATCATCAAACGCTTCAAACCAAACTTTTTTAGTTTTTAATCCAAAATCTTTAGTTATTTGATCAATGCCATAAAAAGATCCTTTGGTCATTCCATGCATCAAAGTCTTATCTCTATGATTAGGAGACATATATCCATAAATTTTTTCTATTTGTTTATAATTTAAAAGCTGTCCCTGTCGTAAATGTTCCCAGTTTGTAGCAGCTTCTTGAATATCTTTCTCATAACTACGTTTATGCCGAGTTTCATAATATAACCCTTTACGATATAGAACATCTTCTATTTCTTTTAACATGTGT